TTAGGGCTTTTTGGCCAGCAGCTCGGATTTCTTCTGCCCGCCGGCCGTGCTGCCGAAGTAGTAGGCGATGATAGATCCGAAGGTGCCACCGAGTGTGCCCAGCAGGATGTAAATCGGGTCCTTACTGCGCTCAGGGATTTCAGCGAACACCATCACCGCGAGCATCGCGAAGAAGCCTGCCGTGACCAGATAGGCGAGGACGCGCGGCGTCCAGTCCTGGCGCTCTATTTCCCTGTGGCGCGCGCTGGCACGGTCGTCAGCAGCGATGCGCTCTAGGTCGGCCTCGTTTTTGAAGCCCAACTCGGCCATGCGCGCAGCGAAGTCCTGCTCGGCCTTCTTGAGCTGAAGCAGCGCGTCCGGGCTTGCGGTGGCCAGCCGCGTGGCAATCTCGGCGTCGGTGGCGTCCTCGCCCAGGCCCAGCGCGCGGGTGATCGCGGCGACAGCACCGCCCGCGAGCGGCCCGCCCAAGGCAGTAGCAAGCATCGGCGCCAGGTTGCCCAGCGCGCCCTTCCAGTCGAATGCCATCACAGATCCCCAGCGGCGTACCGCAGATTGGCGACGACGCGCCGCGACCAGCCTTTGCCGAAGCTGGGCCACGTTTTCAGGTCGGTGTAGAACTGCTCGCGTTCGGCGTTGAAAGCCAGCACGATGGCCGCCGCGCCGCGCGCAGTGACCGCCGCCAACGTCTTCGGGCCGATGATGCCGTCATCAGCCACGCCTACCGCGCGCTGCAGGAACTTGGCCGCCTGGCCCGTCCCGTGGTTTACCGCGGCGTCGAACACTTGGAACGCGACCGCGAACGGCATGGCGTCCGCCTGCACCTTGGCCCAGTACTGCGCGCGGTAGATGGCCTTGGCCACTTCGCGCGGCATGTCCCGCATCCGGCCGGAGTATCCATTCGCACGCGCGACGGCGATGGTGACGCCCCACATGGTTTCGCCGCCCGGATCGTTCGGGTGGTTGCTATAACCGCCCTCATGGCCTATGAGTCGGTCAAATGCGGTGTCAAAATTCATCTGTAGCACCTATTCATCTTGGATAGTTTTTGATACATCGGGTGCCCCCCCTTTTTTCACCATCTGCGTAATCAGGCGGCGTTCCCAATCCTTACGCTCGCTGTCTTTCTTGATGAGCAGCACGTCCGTCTGAATTGAGTTGACGTTGCTAACCAGCAATTCCAGCTTGTCAACGCTCTTGTTCGCGTACCACCAGTACCCGCCGCCCATGAACACCATGACGGCGATAGCGGCGCGGATAGTCGCTTTGAGGCCGACCATTTCCCGCTCTAGTGCGGATACACGTCCTTCAAGGGGGCTTGCTTCCATAACGTTCCTTTGGACGTAAAAAAACCCGCCGAAGCGGGCATGAAAAAGCCGCCCGAAGGCGGCTAATCTGGGTGGGGCAAGTTAGCTACGCAGCTTTCGCGCTAAGTGCCCCAAACACCCGACGATTCAAAAAACTACGTAGCGGGGAACGGAACGGACGCTCGATCAATTCGAATATCAGAGCCGCTCCGACTATTGAAATCGCCCAGTAGGCGGCGTAAGCGGTCATCATATTGGCCTTCAACCACGGCTCGAAATAGGCAAGCATGATCCGAAGAACCAGCTGATGGAGCAGGTAGAGGGAAAAGCTGATCTCCCCGAGGTAGACTAACGGACGAACCCCCAGAATCCTTGAAACAAGACCACGCTCCGCAAAAAAGACAACTAAGCTAGCAGCGAAAACCAATGTAGGACCAGTTACCAAGACCCATAGGGCAAGTTGCGGGTGAGATGACCAGAGCACGGACCTGGCGAGCCATGTGGTGAACACCATGCCCCCGACCATAGCTATCAAAACAGCTGTTTCCAACAGCGTTGCCCGAGCGGTAGCCTGCTTCTTCAGGGCGCTTGCGATGCCAGTGGCTATTGGATAAGCGGCCATCCCAATGAAAAATTCAGCTACCCGGCATAGCGGCGATATGTAAAGCAGGCCCCACGCTGAAACTGGGACGCTTTCGCTAACGCTCATATCAGCCGCAGTTGCAATGGAGACGCAGGACACAACTACCAGGACAGCGACGCTGACTAAGAACAACACACTCTTCCGCAATAACAACAGCGCGAACGGAAAAGCTAGATAAAAAATCATCTCAGCCGATACGCTCCAGGCCACTCCATTGAACGAGAAGTAAAACCAGCTCGACGGCACCAATGATTGGAGCATCAAGACGTTTACCACCGCCCGCAATAGGTCGTAGCCTGAGGCTATGGGGACCAAGACCGTGATCGCGATAAGGGCCGTGAACACATAAGCTGGCCATAAGCGTGAAATACGCGCGGACAAAAACTCCCAGAAGTCTCTCTTCGCGTCCACGTGTCCATAAGAGTGGACCAGTACGAACCCAGAAAGTACGAAGAAGAAAGAAACCGCGTTGCGAAGATCGAAGATGTGAATCGATACCCCGAACGTTTTCATCCCATGGCCGAAGACCACAAGCGCTGCCGCAAAAAAACGGAGCGATGTCAGACCATCAATCTTTCTGGTTACCGAAGTGTTCATTCATAGATTCCGGGCACCCGAAAGCGGGGCCACCCGGGCTCAGGGTTGCTCTACCTTCGGCGAGAGCAATTGGTCTCGGCGCGCCGATGTTACAACGCCCTCATCAACAAGTAAATTTAGCGTCATCGAGACGCGAGGGTCGTCCAGGTCTACATACTGAGCGGCGATCAGCATATCCAGACCAAATTGGACCGCCACGTTCTCATGCTTCCGCGCAGCAGCATACTCTTCGGTCGTGAACCTTTGCAGGTACTCCAATGACGAAAAGACTTTGATTGGCTCGGGTTCCGGGTCGGAGGGGGGCGGCGCCTCTCCGGGTACTAGAGTCTCGGGTACATTGGTCAGAATGCAGCCGTACACATCGAAGAACTGATAGACGCCGTCGATCAGACGGATATCGTCGGTCTCCGAAAACTGCCACACTTCGCCCGTCACCGTATCAATAAACGTTTTCATTAGCGCAACTCCCTCCAGATAGTGCCAGTAATATTGTTGATGTTCTGCACCGCGTAAGTGGCCCCAGCGGGAACCACCATGTTCAGCACTAGGGCTCCCGTCGAGCCATCCCGCGTGCTATAGGCGGCATCGAGGCCGTTAATCCGGCCGACGATTCCGCTGCTGGTCGTTGTTCCGGTGGTCGAAACGTAGACAGCGATGGGCTTTCCGGTTGAATTGGTGTAAGTGGTTCCGACTGAACGGCTCGCGGTCACGTCTTGCAGCGTCTGGCCAACGCCGAACGTCTGAGACTGCACAACCACATCATCGGCCGCGGCAGATGGGGCGGCTTTGAACGTCAGGCTCGCACTGCCATAGCTCAGTAACGGGCCTTCCACGATCCAGTCAGAATTAGCCGCATTCCTTCGCTTGACAAGCATGTTGCCCGTGTCGGCCCATGTCATGTAAGGACCAGCGTCGGACGCTGGATCCACGCTCCCAGCAAAGTCCGTAGCGATGGTTTGCAGAGCGCCGTTTACGTCCTGAACCAGCTTGAGGCCAGGGAGGGGCGGCGTAGTCGAAATTACGATTGCTTCTTGCGTCATGTCAGTACCCTTGTGCCAACCAGTTGATTACCCGCTCGACGGGCGTGATGTTGTTAAAGATTTGGATATCGAACCCAAGCAGCGGGTCTGTCGTTTGCCGAATTTCCACTCGGTCGCCATTCACTGCGTCTAGCTCAGTCACCTGAAGATTGGGCTTCACGTGAAAGGCTTTGGCGTATGTGACTCTCAGCCCACCGGAAGGAACAGTTAAGCCGGTTCCCGTTTGCACAAGGTCTGGAACGTCCACGGTCCACGAGAAGTGACGAACGAACGGAACGATCAACGGATCATCCGTCTGCAGAACCAGACGGACCTTGAAATAACGAGCGTTGACCGTGCCCGGGATGTAGTCTTGCCAGTCCCCAAACACGCCATCATCTAGTGCGAACTGAATTTGCGGACGGACTTGATAGTGCTGGCGGTTAGAGTCGTTCAGAATGTCCGGTTCGGACAGCACGTCTACGATAGATAGAACGTCCTCGCCAAAGTTGAGCGCGTACTCGTCAATGCTGAAGTCAATACGAACCGCGGCTGGGTATCCGATGTCGACTATGTTCGAGTCGTTCGTCGTGTAAGTGCCGCCGGACTCCACCCCACCGAACCACAACACGTCCTCCAGGCTGAGCACATCTGGCGCCGACAAGATGTCGCCCATCCCTCTAAGCGTCAGCTCTTCGTCGTGAATAAACGCGCCGCCTTCCAACGTGCCGGTCCACGTTGGATCTTCATTGATCGTGGCAAGCACGTTTCGAACAAGTACCGCTCCGGTGATTTGCAGGCTGTCCGCGGGACCATAGATCGTTTGTGAACCGAACCTAAATCTGGCAGCCACAAAGTACAGGCCATTCCCAACCGCAAGCATGTCCAGGCCTGACGTCGTCCCAACCGTGCGAGAATTTGCCCAGGTACTTCCTATCCTCACCTCATAGTCTGGCTGGCGAATGTCCGTTACACGATCCCAGACCAGAGTCGTTAGTCCGTCTCGGAATACGCTGGACAACCCGGTTACCGCTGGGAGCGGCGCGAGTAGACCCTGTACTTGGTACTGTTGCCGGAAAGGTTGGCCGAGGCCGATCGTGCTAACCGGGCGAATGAGGACCGTTACCAAGTCACCCGTCTTGGCAGATACCGTGATTCGTCGCTCTGCGGTGGTTATCGGCTCCAAAGCTGCCCCACCAACCGTAACGTTGACAATGACCCGCGTCTGAGCTGACAAGGTCCAGGCGATCTGGACGTCTATGTCGTCATTCGAAACGCTCCGGATTGATTCGCTGAACGTAACGCTGAATACGATGCCAGCTAGAAGCTGTCCGTCACGCGGCGGCGTGTACTGATAAGGGTTGTTCTCGCTGGCGTAGTATCCGGGATCATCATCAATTGCCGTGAACTTGATTCCGTCCGGAGACGGTTCCACGGACGTGATCTTGAACCGCCGTCCAGGCGTCTGAAGGGGATCAAACTGCCAGACCCAATCAAGAGGATCCACGTCTTCAAAACCTGGGTCTCCCGGCATCGGGAAGCCATCTAGGTCGGAAACGATCGTCAGGACTTTGGCGTCGCCTACTGATGTGGCGACGGATACAACCTTCATTCTTCCTGTCGGATCTCGTAGCAACGCGATGCCGCTGCCATCCGAAGGCACGGTCGAATCCATAACGACCTTCGGGAGCGCGCCACCGACTGCACCGCTACTTCCTGGCATCATGCGGCCGGAGTATCCCCAGACAGTCAGGTCATGGGTCAAGCGAACCACGTCGCCCTTGGAAGCCACATACCCTTCGATATCAGTCTCAAACGTGACCCGGCGACGGTGCCAAACCTGGGAAGCCGCGAGCAAGTTTGCTTCGCGGCTAGCCATATCCAAATTAGTGCAGCCGTCCAGATCCAACTGGAGAGGGTTGGTAGTCGTAGTCGCACCGGGGACCCTGACGCGGACCTCGTCCATCATCCAGTTGCGATCCGCGTTGACGAAGTTCAGAACTATTTCATCAACTGTCCCTTCGTTTAGGTATGCGATCTGGAACGAACCGGCCTTGATGTTGAATGGGCCAAACGTAGCAACCTCGGGAAGATTCGCCGCATCCCAAACAACGCCCAGCTTGCCGGTGTGTTGAGTCTTTGCTGCACGCCCAGCCCTCGCAATCATGTCCAGGACGTCGGCCGAGTTCATCTTCCGATCCAAGACATAGTTGAATGTCAGGCGCTTAGCGTCGCACCACGCTCCCCAGGCTTTGATTCCCTCTATATCAATCTGCGCATCGGTCAGGCCACACCCAAAGACTCGAGAACCATCCGGGGCCAGCCTACCCTTGGCATACCAAAGGAACCACCATGCCGGGTTGCTTGTCGGGCCGTAAACCCAAGTGGATCCATTCCACACGTTGCAACGGGCTACAGCCGTTGCGCTGAATTGGTCAACCTGTCCGTTCAGCTGCCCGGTTGCCTTGATCCGAAGAGCAAAGCGACTCTGCCCGGTGTAGTCGGCATTGTCCTGCTGGAAGGCAAGAATTTGCGAAACTGCTGTTTCGTTGGATTCGCGAGAGTCATTGATGTCGGCAGTGACCTTTCTGACGCGGATCTCATACTGACCCGGAGGAACGTTCCACGTCACCTCTCGGCGCGTTGGCTCCTGCCTGGCACCCGTCATCCGATATCCGTTGGCTGCAGGAGCAAGCAGCGGATCTGGGGCAGTCCCTACCCACGGCTGACCAAGTTGGAAAGGGTGCGTCGTCCAACGCCACTGCCCAGATATAAGCCCCCCCGTATTGGGATCGATATCCGTCCAGGATTCACCATCTTCGTGATCACCAAAATTGGTCGATCCAAAGCCGATTTGAATCCTGGATGGATACACGACCTTGGACCAATAATGGGTCGCGTAAACCGCATCGATGAGACCAAGTGACATCCAATCCCCGCCGGTCGCGTATCGGTATTCGATCTCGACGTCGACAGATCTTGATGCCATAGAGCCGTCGTCATTCACTCGGAAAAGGCGAGATGCCAGCTCAACTGACAGCGTCGTCACCCCAGGTGCCGTGGTCCTGCTTCGCCACCCATCAGCAGATGAGATGGTGAAGCCTTGTAGAGTGTCCACGTTCCCAGGGAAGAGGCTCACCCGGCCATAGATATCCGCAACCTGGGCCTGCACCCCCGAATAGTTGTAGATCGACGTCTCGCCAATTTTCGGGTCTTCAACGATCACCTCCCAGTTCTGAACACCGAAGTGGAAAATCTGGTTCAGATACTGGTCATCGCCCTGCTGCTGCGTAAACGGGATGGCTCCCAGGTCAGGCACTACCCGATGACGTCCGAAAATAAGAAGCATCGGCTCCCACGGACGAGCTCCATTCCTGCCCCCCTGGATGGCGTACGTAGGACTTGATTCGTACTTCTCACCCACGCCTAGTTTCGCCGCAGTGGGCATCGGCATAGGTAGCAGTGCATTGATCAGCATCGTTCCAGCCAGCATGATCATGCTGCTGCCGATTGCGCCCGCCGTTGCTCCGGTGAATCCAAGAGCGCCGCCTAGCGCTGCGCCATAGCCCGCGCTGACAACTACCAATGCTACGAGCGCGACTGTCCGGAGGATCTTGCTGGCGCCACCGCCTCCTTCCATCTTGGCGCGGATCAGAATCTGATCCCCTGTGCGAGGCATCAGCCGCTTCCACAGCTTGGCAGGCACGGGGCGGCCGTTGTGCCACACATTCATCGGCGCGTCTACAACCCTCACCTCGGCCCGCGCCAAGTAGGCTTCCAGAGTCTCGCCGGGCAAGAACGTCGCGTAGCTGACGACCTTGCCGGCCGGCGTGATCGGATTCGGCAGGTGGACGAGAGAAGGTCCGGCAGGCGTCAGCGCTTCCATTGATAGCGTCCTTGCCGAAACATAAAATGAGACATAACAATCCAGAGGACCAAACTATGACCGTGCGTACTTGCAAAATTTGTGATTGCAGCGGCAAACATTACGGCCTTGGGCTGTGCTCGAAGCACTACTACAGGCAGTGGAAACATGGCAGTCCTACTGCTGGGGGCAAGCCCCGGCCTAAGCGAGGATCGGTATTTGATTGGCTTCTGGCGCACACCGATTTCTCCAGCGACGATTGCCTCATTTGGCCATTCAGCAGAAAAGACAATGGGTACGGACAGATGACGTACAAAGGTCGTCCGGCTCGGGCACATCGAGTAATGTGCGAATTGGTCAATGGGCCGCCCCGCGACGAATCGTTGGATTGCGCTCATAAATGCGGAAACGGCCACCTCGGTTGCGTGAACCCGCGCCACCTTCGATGGGCGACCAGAAAGGAAAATATGTCGGATGCGATGGAGCACGGCACAGTACGACGGGGTTCGAAGCAGCCGAATGCCGTTCTTACGGAACAGCAGGTTATTAAAATGCGCACGCTGCATAGTCAGGGGGTATCCAATACCGATTTGTCGGTCGAATTCGGCGTGTCGAGACCAACCGTAACGGCAGTCTTACAGAGACGTTCTTGGGATTGGCTCTCGGACCGCTTCCAGGAATAAAACCCCTCCAGCCGGAAATGGATTCTCGTCATATCTCGAAGTCTTTGCCGAATCACAGAGCCGGCGGATTGGTCCGCATGAAGCACCCACCATTCGTGTGCAATCCAACACATAACGCCGATATGGCACAGGCGTCCGCGGCCGATGAACAACGCGGGGCATCCGTCGACTGGATCTTGTATCCGGTCGGCTAATTCGTCCCTGTGTTCGATAATCTGGTTCGCCTGGTCGCGCAGCGTTTGCGCGTGAACAACTGGAAGGCCAGGCCGAACACCGAAGACCTCTTCAGAAACTCGAGCTGCCAGGGCCGCACAGTCCCCAATCTCGGGGATATACGGCATTCCTACATACTTGTCGGACCAGTGCATCACCATAGCCCCGGTGCAGTCTTCGGGTCATAGCGCACGGCAACTGCGGTTTGACCAAGCGTGTTCTGGTAGCCGAGCAGGCCACTAACCGTTAGGTTGTCAACCACCAACCCCGTCAGATCCAAGGTCATATCGAACTCGATCAAGTCCGGATCGCTGCGAAGAACCTGGATGAGGCGACACCTCGCGCCGGCACCGCCGCGACTAAACTCCAGCCACTGAGTCAGCTCGCGCCCCACGTTGTCGACCTCCAGACGCGCCTGCGGAAGCTGTTGATCCTTATCGTCAGGGAGCGCCACCCGGAACGCCGTCGCGAAGAACTCATGGCCTTGGATGACAATGTTCTGGCTGTCATTCACGAAGCGCGCCGGGATAGTCAAATCCGCATGGGTGATCTCGATCGCGACCAGAAACGGCTCATCCGCGCTCGTGGCCAGTAGGTTCTGGCGAGCGGCATCCGAATACTGAACTGGCATATCAGCCTACCGTCTCAATCTGGCCCGAAGCGCGCCACACCTTCCCCGGGCTAGTCCACTGGAGTTTGCCACCCACGATCCGCGTCTGCTTCGTCACGCCATCCAGAGGATCCGTCCAATCGAACCATCCGGCGCTTCCAGAAAGGTCGACCCGGCGCCATGTGTCAAAGGAGTTCTTGTCCGCCAGGCTATCCACGTGGATTACCACGGTGCGCGTCACGATGGGAAGCGAACGCCGCGGACGCTGCTTGGCGATACCGCTGTCCATCTCGGTGCGAAGCACGCCGTAATCGGCATCCTCAGTGAAGCCGGAAAGCAGGATCTTCGCGTAGGCAGGAAACGTGCTCATGCCATCCCCTTGATCGCTCGGGCGGTGTCGCCGTTGCGCTGGATGTCTCGGACGACGATGCGGATTACCTCGCCCTGAGCGTCAAAGGAGCTACTTGCACTAGATACCTGTTGTGGCGTGCCGTTGTTGATGATCTCGACACGGGTGGATCCGCCTGCAGCAGAAGGCATTCCGGATGCGCCGACATAACCGCCTTCCGCGTACCCTTTCAGGCGATCCAAGAAGCCCACACCAAGGCGACGTGTGGCATCAGCCGGAATCACGTATTCGCCGGCGTGAACAATGCCCGCCGGGTCATATTTCCCACCAGCACCGGTATAGCCACCGTCTGCGAAGTAAGACAGGCCATCCCAGCTGCCCACGGCGGGCCCAGCACTGACGTAGGAGCTAGACGCAGAAATGCTGTTGCCGAAGATGCCCGCCGCTAGCCCACCCAGCAAGCCGCCAATCTGTCCCGTCTTTCCATAGTCACCAAACAGCGCGCCTGCTAGGTTAGCTGCTGCTGCGTCGGCGGCCATGCGGGTAAGCGTCTGAGCGAACTTCTGTCCGATATCATCGAAGTTGCCGGACAGAAGGCCGTACAACCCATCGCCCAGCGAGTCCTGAATGCTTCGCGCCGCTTCTCGGGCGAACTCGTCCATTTCCGTCGCTGTCTCCTGCGACACTTTGGACAACGCCTTGAGATGCGCCTGTGTCTCTTCGTAGGCCTTGTTCTGCTCTTTGATGAAGTCCAGCGTCTGAGCTGAGGCAAGCGCCTCGTCCTGCTGAGCTTGTGTCTTGAAGGTCACGGAACCGAGCCGGACCTGCTCCAGCAGCTTCTCGTACTCGGTAAGCTTCCCAGTCAGCGCGATCTGTTGGTTCATCTGGTCGATCAGCTTTTGGCCCTGATCAACCTTCTCCTTGTTGCTCTTCGAGCCGCCGCCAGATGAAGCGACCGCACGTATAGGGCTGAGCGTGGGAATGCTGGCGCCCGTCTCATCGACTCCAAGATAGGCGCTCAATACATCCCGTTCTTGCGCGTTGGCCTTGCGCTCCGAGAACGCAAGCTGGTTGCGCACCATCTTGATCTTGGCATCGAGATCAAGACCCGCAGCGTTTTCCTCCCCAGCCAACACCTTGCGCTGAAAGTCCTCCAACTCGACCAACTGCTGGCGGTAATTCTCGACGTTCTCCGAATGGGAGTTGAAGGGATTGATCGTGCCGTAGGTCATCAGCGCATCAACGAAGCCTCCAGCGGCGCGCATCCCCTCCGCAAAGTCGCCTGCCGCCGTCACAAGTGCGCGGGAAATTTCAGCCAGCCAGCCAACGAAATCGGCGAATGCCTGCTTGGCCTCGTCTGAGCCGAGAGCATCCGTCAAGTCGTTGACGCTCGCCGTCAAACCGTTGACAGTTCCGTCATCGCCGGTCATCAGGTCGTCAATCTGATTCTGCAGGGCCTGCAAGGCACCGCCCAGAGTGTTACGGGCGGCCTCAGCAGCACCACCATATGACGCCTCAAGCGCCTTGAGCACCACGTCTTGCGCCTCTGCGACGCGCCCGGCGGACTCCAGCGATTCGACCAACTTTTTCTGGTCTTCGGTGAAGCGGAACCCCTGCTTAGAAAGAGCGGTGAGTCCCTTGCTGGGAATGTCCAACGCCTTGCCGACCGTTTCGGCAGATTGCTCGACAGTCATCCCCAGGCGCACCGACATGTCGATGGCGGCCTGAAGCGCCCGGGGGAACTCATCGCCAACGACCCCGGTATAGGACAGCAGGCGGGTCTGGGCGCGGTTAATGTCGCCCTCACTGACGAACCCGGACATACCGCTGGCCATCTTGTTCAGTTCAGCCGCGGTGAATCCCGCAGCGTTCCCTGTTGACTTCAGAACGGCGGCAAGTTGGGCTTGTTCACTTTGGGCGTTCTTTGTCTCTTCGATGAATTTGCCAAAGGCCGTGCCGAATCCGACGCCCAGCAGCGCACCGCTCAGAAGACCAGCAAAGGCATTGCTAACCGACGTCGCGGTCTCCTTCGCCTGCTTCTCGATCTCCTTGAAGCGCTTCTCGGCCGTCTTCGACGCACGTTGGGCATCCGTCTCAAACGAACCCGTCTTCATCAACAGATCGACGACGATACTGCCGGCTGTTGCCATCTAGCTATCCTTGGGGTTTAAGTCCGAACGCCTTCAGAGTTCGAAGGTCAGCGTCAGAAAGGTCACGAACGATTGGGCTAGAAAGCCACTGGATCTTTTGGGCCATGTCTCCGCCTGCCATGCTTTGTGCTATCAAGGCTGCTGGGCGGTGGAACATATGAAGGTCGTCAAACGGATGGCGCTCGTAGAACGCTTTCCAGAACTCGAATTCACGCTGGGTCATGGCCAGCCGCAATTCCTGGATGGTGCGGCCGCCCAGACGAAGCGCCAGGACGGCCCACAGCCAGTCGTCGCTGCCAGCCTTTACGTGTTTCCCGCGTCGTCTTTGCCGACTTGGTTTGCTTCCAGAACGGCGCGGAAGATCGTCTGCATTGCCTGCGGCTTGAGGTTGGAAGCTTGCGCGACAGTCAATTGGCGCTCGCCTTTCTCGTTGCACAGAGAATCAGCGATAAGAATCGCCATGGCGCCGCCTTTTACCGCCAGGTCATCCGACCGAACGGCATGGGCATATGCGTTGAAGGCCGCGCCGCTGTATTCCCGGAAGTGCAGCTTGTGCAACTTCCCATCACCCAGGCCAACTTCCTTCTCTTGCACGGCTTCCGAAGCGAAGAACGACTGATCGATCATGCTTAGGCCTTCGGAGTCAGGATCACCGGGCCGGAGCGCTGAATGGTCAGCGTGCCGCGGACGATTTCATTGGTAGCGATGTCCAGATTCAGGTCGGCGATATAGCCCTGGAACATGATGCTCGATCGGCCGGCAGGCGGGTCGATAGCATCGTTCGAATCCAGCACGGGGGCAGCGGTGCCATCCGAGAGAAGGACGATCCAGTCCAGGACGTCACGGCGCGCCTTCATGTCGAACAGGTCCTGCTGGGACGCGTTGGTCGGAATGAAGTTAAACGGCACGGACACTTGTCCCGGGTTTCCGAGGCCGCCCGTATATTCCTTGTCGTCCTGCGTGTCCAGGCAGGTCGTCTCAAGCTGGTCAGCAGCGCCGCCCAGGCCGGTGATGCCAGTCGGGCACGCCATCTTGATCAGTTGCGGGGCCGAATCAACGGTCTTGAAGTACAGCTCGGTACCTTGGGTTTTCACGATTCCAGCGGTCATTGCGGGCTCCAAAAGAAAAAGCCCGCTCGAGGCGGGCAAGGCAAAACAGAAAATGGCGGTTAGCGAGAGGTAATGAAATCGGCTTCCAAACCGATCCGGAACAGCTTTGTTTCGGGATCCTGAAGATTCACAACGATGCGATTGGCGATCCCGGCCAGGTCGACGGCATCGCGAACCGCCTTGGCAAGCTGCTCAACCTGCAGATCCGACTTGGACCAGCAGTCGATCTGTACGCTGTCAAAGTCTCCGCACGGAGTGCCGCTCAGTTGGTCATAGGGCTGCCCTGCAACCTCGAACCAGGTGACATACGGCTTTTCGGTGTCCTGGGGCGCTGCACCGTGGCGGAAGATGCGAACGGGAGTACCGCCGACAATCGCCAATACAGCAGGCGTCTGAAGAGTCAGGAAGACGGCAGGAAGCATTACTTGTTCCGGTTCTTGGCGCCCATCTCGGACACCACCTTTTCAATGCGTTTGTTCAGGTCTTGCGTAATGACGTTGATCGCCGCTTCACCGTGCTGGCGAACCGCAGGACGCAGCCAGGGTGTAGCGGGCTGGTCTTCCGTCCCGTACTCCATAAAGCTTGCCGTGGCCCGGGTCGTCACCGGCTTTCCATTCTTGCCCGGGTACGTCTTGCGGCGCACGCGAACCAAGTAACGTTCGCCCTTCCCGGTGCTGGGCGGCTTGCCGCGGCTGGAAATGACGTTCTTCTCAAGCAGTCCCGTCGATTCGTCGCCGTTGATCGCAATGGCTCGGCGCAGATTCTTCTTGGCCTCATCACGGATCAAGCGGGCGCCCTTCGCCAGGGCAAGCTTCACCGGACCACCGCGCTTCGACACGATCTCTGGCGGGAGGCTCTTGAGCGTTGCAATCACGCCGTCAACACCGGTTAGCTTGACCTCGACCTTCATTTGATCCTCATGAACGCGTAGCTGCGGATGCCTTCTCGGCCAAGTTCCGTCTCTGCTTCGTTGTGTTCCATGCATGCGAAGCCGTGGGTCAGCATCCAGTCAATCAGGCCGCGATGGCTGAAGTACCAAATGTGTTCTCCCGGCTTGAAATGACGGCTGCCTGGCACACTGTCCCCTTCCTCGAAGATCGGGATAGCGATGAATGCCCATTCACGCACCTGAGCAAGCAGCGCCACAGGATCCGGGATGTGTTCCAGGCTGTCCCAGCAAGTGATCGCGTCCACCGGGCGGCAGTAGGGATCGCAGAAGGCCTCGCGCTGGCGTAGCCATTCGTTGGCTTCGGCGTTGACGTCGTACCCCTGAGCCGCAGCGTATTCCACGAACCGACCACCACCGATACCAATGTCCACCACCTGTCCTGCATAGTGACGACGGACCAGCGCCAAGCGCGCTTCGGTCAGCAGTTCCCCCATCGGCGACGCGTCGCGCTGGCGGAACTCTTCCCAATAGCTCGTCGTGTAATCCATCGCCGGACGGGGATGAAACCCCATTCCGCGCTCAGGCCACCAGATCAGGGAGTCTTCGAAGCCAGTCGGCAAAGTCACTTGCATGGTTCTTGATTCGTTTGTCGCAGTTGTGTTGTCTCTGCCTGCAGCGGCAAAGGTTGTCCGGGACCGCAAACCGAATCCGGCTCAGGTCCATATATTCTTCGTCTGTGATCAATTCCGGGGCGTTAAAGCCGCCCTGCCCCCCGCATATCACCCATGCCGGGACTTTCATTGCTATGGCGGCCGGCAGAATCCAACCGATCCCGCCAATCACTACAGCCGAGTTCTGCACTAGAGCCATCAACTGCCGGACGTCAAATTCCCCAGCGTGGTAAACCTCGTCCGCTGGCGGCAACTTCCCAACCGCCCACTCTTTCCCTGGCTCCAGGTCGGCCACCGAGATAACCCGATAGCCCGCCGCTCGGGCCATTTCCGCTGCCTCGGCGATGTACATGGTCAGCGGGTTACGGGCCTCCGCTACCCACTCAGCCCGTACCGTTGCTGGGCGCACTACGATGTACTGCCCAGAAACTGGCGACGGACCAAAGTCCGGTAAATCAAACTCGCCGGGAGACACACCAAAGCACCGACGCATTCCGGTGACGATTCCGGCTGTTCCGTACTGAACCGACACCACAGATTCTCTTGGCGCTGTCACCCATCGACCAGAATCCTGCAGAGCCATGTTCTTGGACTGCGTCCGCAGCGACGTTTCCGCCTTGACGAACTTGACGCCTGCCAGATCCTCGTACAGCTCCGGCCAGGGTGTCTCCAGGTACACGGGGCCTTGCAACCGCTTCACAAAGGCGCGCTGGTAAATGTTGTCACCCAGCCCCTTCATGCCGCGTACTATCAAACCGCCTCCATGGGGAAGCAATCCAAGGTCGACCCCGGCGTACAGTTCACAACCTCGACGCCAGGGTTAGCGCGCGCCCAGTCACGGAACTGCTGCAGGTGGACCGCGCGGCGATAGGGCTTCGTGTTCACCAGCCCGTTCGTGTACTCGCCGAAGTAATGCGAACCGTGCATGTCGAATCCATACAGCCGGATCCGCTTCGCTCCAAGATTCACCGCCACCTGTAGCGCCAGAACTCCGCTTGCCCACTGCGTATTTCCCGGGCGGCATCGTTCGACACCTGGGAACTCGCTGCTGGAAAACCTACGCCCTGCAAAATTGAGCGCTTCGGGGTAGGCACGCCACCAAGCCCGGTCATTCGCGGCCAGGAAGTCAGCCCACGGGGCCAGCTCAAAAACATTGCTGACCACACCGACGCGCTCACCGCGCATGGATTCGGCCAGGTCACGGCTCATGCTCGGACCCGGCGCCAACAACACAAACTCCAAATCAGCCCTCGTTCACGCCGGCCGCGACCGGAAGGGTGATGTATTCCAGCCCGCTATCCTTGTCCGCAAGCACGCCACGGATGTTGTAAACCATGCCACGGTGGATGATGCGATCAGTGGCCTGAATGTCTCGGGTGCGGATAGTGATGCGCGCCGTAACTTCCGATTGGCCCGCCGCCGACTGCACAAACTCCCGAGCGGACAGCGGCTCTACGGCCGCCCAGACCTTGGCAACTTCCGTCCACGTCTCACCAATCGCGCCAGTATCCGGGTCTTGAGTACGCGTTATGCGCTCAATCGAGACTCGGTGGCGTAGCTTTCCAGAATCCAGCATCACACCACCGTCGGCTTGCGCAGGCTGTAGATCAAAGCGGTTGCCGCCTTCGGCAGGGCATATCCGTATCCCCACTGGTCGCCAACCGCAAACTCCTGCGATCCGTCGCGCTCACGGTACAGATAGGCCACGGTCAGGATAGTGGCTTGCTGTACCCGGGCAGGCACGCCCACTGGGTCACCGTTCGAGTCGACCTCCACAAGCCCAGACGAATCCGTAAACGTGGCGCCGTACTCGCCCAGATAGTCCATAACGGCGTCGCTGGCGGCTTCAATCTTCAATTCCAGGTCAGCGTCGTCAGCGTCCGAGTCTGATCGGATGTTGTCCCGGCACTGCTGCAGTGTGACGAGCTTCATAGATTCACCGGTGCCGTCTTGTCGATACCGTTTCGACCGTCCTTGCCGTCCCGACCCTTCTTGACCGCCAAACGCCACCCACTTTCGGCACTGTCAGGCTTCGCGCCGGTTTCCTTTTGGGCGATCCAGTAGGATCCGGCCCAGGTCACGGAGTCGCCAGGGGTGTAGACGTGGCCATCCTTGAAGACGCCGCAGTCCACAACTACAGGCAACGTCAAGTCGAACTGCTTGGTGACGTCGCCCCGGACCAACTTGAAGGTGACGGTCTTCGAGCCGTCATACTCAACCTCTAGGTCATCAAAGCCAACGCCATCTCGCCCGTCCTTGCCATCTTTCGGCACGGGCATCTTGTCGATGGCCTTCTGCAAAGTGTCATGGGCGCGGCGCTCGAACTCCAAGGCCCACTTGGCCACCTGAGTTTCAAGCACCGGGGCTACGTCCTCGGCGGTTATGGACTTCCCGTCAGCAGGCCGCGGCATCTTGTCCACCAGTTCAGACAGGTATTCGCGCAGGGCATCCATATCCGCCGGCGCACCATCTTTCGGAGTTGGAAGCGCCTCGACAGCCTTGGCAACGAGCGCTTCTACCTCTGCCATATCGACGTCCCGACCGTCCTTAGCCTTCGGGATAGCGGCGACCGCTGCCTGGACTGCGACGCCGATCTCTGCAGAAAAGTCGGGCTTTTCGGCCAACTTCCCCTTCAGCTCGGCGATCTCTTTTTGCAACGGCTCAACGGCCTGGCGGATGGCCTCACCCATCGCTTGGCCGAACTTCTCGGGGTCAAACATGGACGGCCTCCGGTTGTGCGGCTTTGCGCATAGCTTCTATCGCCTTCTGCGTCGCAATGATGGATTTCGCCTCCAAGATCAACGACTTGTCTTCGTCTGAAACGTCCGCTGGCTCCGGGACAGGGGCAGCCGCCGGGGAAGGCTGAACAATCTTGTTCTGTCGCACCTGGTCCAGCGGGAAGTCCTGCTGTTGCATGTAGACCGTATCGCCACCATCCAGCGGCGGCAGGTTGACCTGTTTGCGGCCTTCGTTCGGCGCGATGATCCCGGCGTCCACGCCAATCTTCAGCGCTTCCATCTGGGTCTTCGTGTCCATGCGCATCAGGCCTTCAAGGTCCAGTTCCACGCCATTGGTGACGCCGTCCAAACCCAGACCGTCGTCCAAGCAAGCTTCCATCTCTTCAATGGGAGATTGCAGGCAACCGGAGTAATAGCCACGATCCATCGCCTCGATGTTGTTGTAGCCAGGGGCTGAGCCTACGCCGACCTTGTAGCCAGGCACATGAAACACGGAGCAGATACGTTCGTCGGACCACCGCAGCGTTTCAATGAGCTGAGAGTCCACAGCGCTATGACTTAGCGGTTCGAACTTCATGCCGTCGCCAATGACAGCAACCTTCCCGGCGTTGACACCGGCATAGTTGGAATGCCACTGGTCCTTGATCATCTTCGCGTTCTCAGGCGAGATATTTCCGGGCGCCACGAGGATTCCACCCGGGTTTGCGCTGTTGTTAAAGAAGCGAAGGGTGTTGTTCTGAATCTTGATCCCCACGCCTGCCGCTATGGCAGCCGCATAAAGGGGGGAAATTCCGACCAGCGGGTGATACAAGCAATTCATCCTGTCGTGGATGATCTCGCTAGCCGGCACCGTTATGCCAAGTTCTTCCACGCCAGCCAAGTTGTCCTGGCTGAGTTGGTAGTAGACCGAACCATCATCACCAACTAACGGAGTGACGCGGCCGGGATCCAGTACGTACAGGCTACGAACAACACCACGGGCGTCTCGCTCTTTGAGGGCATACGTGTTGCCGTGGCGGAGCTTTGACATCACCCACCACTGTTTGAACTGGATGTGGTTCTGAAAGTGATTGGGATGGCGTAGCACTGGCCAGAACGGCGAATTTCCGTCGTTCTCGGTCCAAATCCCGTTTGCATCTTTCCTTACCAAGCGCGCTCGGAGTTTCCCGATGTCATTCGAGATAAGCGTGATGCAGGCATAGACAATAGGCGAGCTGAGACAGTCTTCCGGCTTGACCTCAACGTTGTTCTGCCACGCGCCCGGGAAGATCTCACTGATCCAGGGCATCAGCCCGGAGAAGCGACTACCCCAATTCCAACCCGAAGAGACCGGCTGGAGTTGCTTCTCGGCGCGCTGAATCTGGAGACCGAACAGTTTCATTCTGCAGCCTCGGGCTTAGCCTTTCGCGGACGACCGCGGCGCTTGTTGCCGCTGTCGCTGCCCGCAAGCTCGGCCGCCGGCTCAACTTGTGCGCTCACCAAGGCGCCCTGCACCGCCGTGAGATCCCGGGTCAAGTATCGCGCGCGTCCGATGAAAACCATTGCCCGAGCGTGGCTAGGACTCAGCGCCTTGACGCTGCCATCCTTCATCTGGATCTCGACTTTCATAGTTTTCCCTATGCTGTCTATGTGAAAGGGGCCTGCCCTAAGACAGGCCCCTTGGGCCTAGACGCTTAGGCAGCGCCCCAATTCACGCCCGTGAGGTACGCGAAAGACGACTCGCGGCGGCGCTTCCAGTTCGCGAAGCGATGCATGCGGAATGCAGTGCTGTCGGTCTGGAACATCGACACCAGCGACGTCGCGGTTGCGGTGGCGCTGTTGTTGGTGGGGTTGTCCAGCATCTGGATCGATGCCTGGTTCGACATTTCCACCGTCGCTTGGCCGTCGTCGGCGTACCACAGGTCAGCGGCATTGATCATCGCAACCACACCGCCCGACGAATCGTAGGGAACGTAGCCCGACGTGATAACCGGCACGCCGCCCAGATCGCCGCCGTTTCGGCTGATGTTGGGGAATTCGCGCTGGCCCAGCGGGTTGTACATGTTGCCCAGACCGGCAGCCGTCTTCGGGTGCATCAGATACACCATCGTGGTCAGGGGGTTGTTGGCGTCATCGGCTTCCGCCTGCAAGGCCATCAGGTCCGCACGGACCGCATCGGCATCGGTGCCGCTGGAAACGATCGGCGTCAGGCCGTACAGAATGCCCGCGGGCGACACATTGGCCAGCCCAGCGAAGGTCGGATCGATGAAGTCGGCGTTCATGCGCTCGGCGCCGGCTTCCACCAACCCATCACGAATCAGAACTTCGATGGCGGGATCCGAGAAACGGATCATTTCATCCGTAGCGACGGAGATGCCGGCTACTTTGAACCAGCCAAAGTACACGTCATTGAAGTCGAACTTCGTGACCGGCTTCGGGGCGCCTTGGCCGACCCAGTAGCCAACTCCACCGGAAGTCTGGCCCTTGATGTGGACGTTGAACGGAATGCGCTTGGCGGCGGGGATGTTGCCCAGACCGAACTGACCCAGGATGGTGCGCGGGCGCAGGAACTCCACGAAATCTTGGGAGTAGTTGTTGTAGGCCAGCAGCGGGCCAGCCCAAGTCGCATCGCTGGTCGTGGCGGCGGCCACATTGGCCTTCAGTACGGATTCGAGCGAACGGCCGCCCAAGCCCTTCAACACTTGCGCGACGGGCGACTTCTCGCCGTAGTGGTCGGCGGCAAGCTGAGCAGCCATGCCGACGTTGTTTTTGGCGGCGTACATGCACAGAGCGTGGCGGGCGAACATGAGGCCCGGCTCTTCCTTCATCTTGATCGCCTTCGAGACGACGGCCGGGGCACGAGAAGCCGTAGCTTCATCGTCGCTGTCGCCCTTGACTTGCGTGAAGGTCATGTTCTTTTCCATGCCTTCCAGGCGTTCGATGTGCTTCTTGATGTCGCCAACGGCCGACTCATGGCCGTCGAACTCTTCGGCTTCCTCGGCGTTCAACGTACGGCCTTCGCCGGTTGCCTTGCCCATGATGTCCTGCATGGACTTCTCGGTTTCTGCCAGCTTCGCGCGGGCATTCGCCAGTTGGTCTTTGATGTTCATTCCCTTCTCCTTGGTCGGGGCATAAAAAAACCCGCCAGTGGCGGGCTGTTTCTTGGTTCCCGAGACGCCGGGAGATTCGGGCTTTCGCCCTGCTTCTTCATCGCCTTGCGCTTCAATGCCGGACGCGGCGCGCAAAGCGGTGTCGATACTTTTGATGCTGTGAATGGACGCGGACGCATTGGCTGGGATCGTCACCAGGCTCAGCTCGAAGATCTCCGTTTCCGAGAAGCGAACGCCGCCGTTCTCGATAAAGCTGTATTCGATGGCGCGGAATCCGATGGAGACGCCGCGGACAAGCTTGGCTTTCACCGACTGCCAGGCCATGTCGACCAAATCCTTCAAGGCGCCAGGCTCGTCGATGATTGGGAGCGTCGCGGTGAAGGGAATGCCGGTCTTGGTTGGCTTGCCGAACTTGGCCGTGCCGACCGGCTTGTCATGCTGGTGTTGCCACAAGAGGGGCAATTCAGCGGCGAACTTGGCGCCCAGCGGCTCGACAACGTCGCCAACGCGGTCCGGCTCCGGGGTGGTGGCGATGCCGGTAATCTCGCGCTTCGATTCGTCCAGCGCCTTGATTTCCAAGAGGCTGTATGCGCGGTTGTTGAGCTTGTCAGGCATGCAGGCCTCCCAATGCAAAATGCCCGCTCGGGGCGGGCTTGGTTGTGTGGGTCAATATCAAACGAAGAAGATCTTGTATTCGCTCACGCTGGCGGCCTGCTCTTGAGGCATCGCCGCCACCGCCATTGCCAGCGAAACCATGCCGTCAATCCGGCCTGACGATTTCGCCTTCGTAAACTTTCGGTTTCCGGCCGGGTCCTGGACAACTGCAGCGTTCATCGCGCACATCGTCAGAACCGGGTGTTCGCCGTGCTTCAGCTTCGCTCCCAGCAACCGGGCTTCCAGTTCGCGCAGCGCCGGGCTCATGGACATGAACCCCTGCCCAAACTCTACGAACTTCGCCAGTTCATCTTCGGCGAACCCGACCCGAACCAGCCAGGGCTTCAGGAACCGCATCATTGCCCGGTCAAACGCCAACGCCACCACGTTGCAGGTGTCGAAAACCTTGCGCAACTCGTGGGCGATGAATTCGTACTCAATTGCTCGACCTGGTGTGGTCAGCAGAAGTCCTTGATCGGCCCACACGTCGTATGGCACCCGGTCATTGCGGGACTTCTCCGCTAACCCTTCCTCGGGCAGCCAGAAGCGGGGATGAACGTCACCCTCTTCCGACACCAACACTAGCGCCGTCAGATCCGACACGCTGGACAAGTCCAGACCGCCGTAGACCGTCTTGCCTTCCAACCGATCCGGCTGAACGCCGTTCTCTTCCCAGATCGCCCGGGACACAAACGGGTTGTGTGCCTCCACCCGCTGATTCAGGATCAGATTGCGGTAGGAGTTCTCCCGGCTTGGCATGCGCTTGGCGTCTGCCGCCTGCCGCCGCACCTCGTCCTGGTTCATGAAGTCGTCAAAGTGCGGATTCGCCGCCCTGATCGCTTCGTCCGAAAATGGCTCCAAGTCCATCGGTGCCGTATGCAGCACAACCTTTTGCCGCGGGTCCGCACCAGTCAGGGCGTCGTCGATCAACAGACTCAGCAAGTCCGCGTCGGTCGGCGCCTGCGTACTGATCACTATCGACAGCGGGGCATCCTGCGCCGCGCTCGCCGTTTCCAGCGCCTCGTACAGCTCAAATCTGGGGCCGCGCACCTGGCCCAGTTCATCGTGAATCGTGAAAGCCGGGCTAAGGCCGTACGCCGTGCTAGCCTCTGCCGAGAGCGCCCGATAGAGCGTTCCCATCTCCGTGCAAAACAACTGCTTGGCCGTATCCCGGATCAGCACGTATTCCGACAGATCCGGCGACATCCGAACGACCTTGGCCGCCAGGGCAAACAGGATTGCTGCCTGTTCTCTAGACTGCGCCGCGCTGTAAAGCTGACTGTTCGGCTTCGCCTCTGGCCCACACAAGTGCAGGAGCAAGAGAAAAGCCGACAACGCCGTCTTGGCGTTCTTCCGAGCCATGCTCAAGATGAACAGCCGGGTCGGCGTGTCGTAAATCTGTTTAATCCAGCCGCGCTGATGCTTCGTCAGCTTGACCGGCTTGCCCACCAGCTTGCCTTCTGGGATCCGGCAATACTGCTCGATCCACGCGATGTTGCGGTCACCCCGCGTCAGGCGTCGACCAGTTCCCACGGCTTCCGCGATTTGGCCTGACGACCGTTTGCGCGTCCCACCGTCTTCGGGTCCACCGTAGCTTGACGGGTAATCCTCAGCCGCGTAGCCAGTGAAGACGCTGCACGCCCTTCCCGCTCCTGCATCGCCAAGAGCCTGTCGTATCGCTTCAGGCCATCGTCGTCAGCCAGCCAAGCGCGATCAAAGTTCATGATCTCGTCAGCCAGCAGTCGGGCCTGGACAATGTGACGACAGTACTGCTCCAGCAGGGGGCCATGCGTGGGTGAGAAGGCGGATGCGGGCTGGTCATTGACCACTTCCATCCAGACGCATCGCTCAGCGTCAGTTATGTGCGCAGGCGCCTGAAGACGCGAATCGCTGGAAACGGACGCAACTTGGGTAGCGGTCATCAGTTCAGCCTGAGACCTTCTCCCGCGTTGTGCCATTTCGCCTTCTAGTACGTCCCGCTTTTTTCTGGACGTTTATGAAAAAAGAGTTGAGCGGCCGGTCTTGGTCGGGATGGTCATTTTTTGACCACCCTACCCCCCCGGCCATTTGTAACATTTCCGCCCCATGGATGAGAATTTTTCTCATTTCCATGGGGCATCAGAGGGTGGAGGGAACCCTCTATGGGGTAGCCATCCACCCCGATCTGCACCTTTCGACGCCCGGACTTCTCGAGCGCTTGCTTGTCTGAGTCGTGGTGCGCCTTGCACAGTGACTGAAAGGGGCCGTTCCAGAACTTCTCTGGATCGCCCTTGTGCGGCTCGATGTGATCGCACACCTTTGCCTCTGTCACTCTTCCCTCTGCCTGGCACATCACACAGAGAGGATTCGCTCTTAGGTGGCGTTCCCTTAGCTTCTGCCAGCGCCAGGTCTTGTACCAAGCGCTCCAGGGTTGGCTGCTCATTTCGAGTCTGCCTCCTTGGAGCCATCGCATTCGGTGTTAATGCAGAACAGCGGGCCAAACCACTTCTTCGCCACCGTGTGACTACTGCACTTAGTACAGTACCCATGCCGCATTGGGGGGCCTGACATAAGTACTCTGCACAACAGCCTCTTGGGAGGCGGTGGCGGCGGGGGAGCTTTTAGCCCACTACTCATAGCGGCTGGGAATCGTCCCGCTCGCCGCCTAATGCCTCGCCATCAAGCGTGAGTTCGGGCCTATCCATTTCTTCGCCTTCATCCGCCAACGCTTCCAGCAGCGCGTCTAGCTTGGCTTCGATGCGGTCAAGCTGTGTCGGCCTTGACCCATCCCAATCAGGCGGCGGTAACGGGGCCTTGGATGAAGGCGGATTCACTGCGCCGGTCCCAGCCCCTGCTTACGCTTGGGGTAGAACGGGGAGTCTTCACGGTCATTTCCACCGAACATGGCAGCTCCAAAGCAAAAGCCCCGGCGAGTGCCGAGGCTTGTGTTTACTGCGGACGCAATTATGGCGTCGATACTTCATAGGATATGTCATCGTCCTTGTAATTGCAAGTAGATTTAGACGTGTTGTTCGCTTCCCACGTTCTCTGAGACAGCTTCCCATCATGGGCCGCGCCTGCTGTGCTGCCTCGCCTGGCATAGGCAATCTCCTTCTTCTCCTTCAACTTCTGTCTTGCCTCAATGGCTCGCGAGCATCGCTGGTGATAGTCAAGCGCATTGCCGAGATTCGTGGTCAGGTACACATTGCCGACTGCGTAAGGCCCGTCGTCACGCTCTCTCGCCATACACAGGCCGTTCTTCCCCTGCCCGCGCAAATGGTAGTAAGGGCGCCAAATCTCCCACCATTGCGCGAAGGTCAATTCCCACGAGATTCCGCGCACCCGCGCACTGTTTGCCTGGACGGCACATGCCCGATAGGGGTCGGGTAGGCCTCGGGCGATGGTCTGCTCCCGAATCTCGGCCAACTGCTCTCGGCTCATGCCCCGCTCTAGGGTCGCCATGGCTACACTCCCACCGGCTGCTTGATGAGATCGCGCCGGCGCAGCATCGGAAGCAGCTTGTCCTTGGCCTCTTGATAGCGGCGGTGCTGCTCTTCCCTGCTGCAGCGAGGATTGATGAAGACCTTGTTGGGCGCATCCTTGTTTTTCATGCTGAACCCAATAGCCACGCGCAACTCAAGGTCTAGCATGGCAACGCACAGCGCCACCTGCTGGCCGATGTACCTGTTGATCTTGGCGTCGGTCTCGTCGGTATCGCCGTAACCATCCAGGTCCGAGACGCCCTGGAATCCCGGCGCGACAGCCCTGTAACCCAAGTTGTCCCGCTGGGCTTTCTCCCAGTGGTACCAGGTCATGAGCAGTTCTTCCAGTTGTTCGCTTTCGTCTTTCGTCATGTGATCCTCGCTGAATAGCTGCTCCAATCCTTGTCTTGCAATCTCCTGCCGACTGAGCCGGGGCTTCTGCGGTCGACGTCGATATTCCTCCAGGCGTTCGCAGACTATTGCTGGGTCGCCCATCGCCCACTTCGGCAGGAGCGCGCCCATTACGCAAACTCCGGGCTGTACTGCACTCTGCTGGTCATGCTCAGGGGAGTCGGCATACGCATAGCCTGCAACCGAGCCGCGGCGAACTTCATCGTGTTGTCCAGCGTGTAAGGTTGGCCGCTGCCGAATGCCAAACGGCCCGGCACGACTTCAGCCGGTTTGATTGCCACCCAAGCCCGGATCAACACCATCGGATCCCCGGAGTCGAGTCCTGGCTCAATCTGCCGGATGGCGGCAGCAATGCCCTCTGCGCGCCGGGCCGTCTTGTCCAGGATGACGCCGTACTCGGCCTTCAGGCGCTCAAGCGCTGCGGTGCGCATCTGCTTGTTCGCATCTTCGATAGTTCTCGGGGGTGCCATGCTCAGTCCTTTACCCGCAGTTCAACGTTGATTTCAAATGCGCCAGCGATATGGCCAAGCGCGATGACAAAGAGGATGACCAGGAAGGCCGCTCCCATGAATTCCAGAAAGTTCATGCTTGCGCTCCCTGCGCTTGAACGGTCAGGGCCACGCCGATAGCGGGCCATGCATGGCTTGACACCCCATACAAGGGGCCAGGTTGGGCCTTGGTGCCGATTTGCGGGGTCGCCCCACCCCCTGATGCCGGGTAGAGGTCGATAATCGCTTGGCGGACGTTTCCGTCCTTCGCTTTGGTCGTGCCACAGAGGTGCATCTTCACGTCCTTGCGGTAGACGAGTCGTACGGATTCCGGCTTTGGCCACACCTGCACGAAGCGACCTATCCAGACGCATGTCTCAAACACCTCTTTGCCCACCGGCATTCCATAGCTGGCAATCATTTCGATTGCGAGCGTGTCTGAGGCCCCATCCGAAAGAAAATTGAGCAGCCTTTCGTTCTCCCAGATTCCAGACGCCAGCAGCTCGTCACCAAGCATCACGCACCAGCCAGACTGCGCCGGCCCGGGATCCACAGCGAATACGCCCAGTGGAATGCGCTGAACGCGAATCCCAGCCATCGGATCCAGAGCGACGTCCATTTGCTTCATGCCACACCCCCGATCTGGGCCATCACCGTCGAGAACGGATTGCCCGCACACCGCACCAGCTTCTCTTTCATCTTTCGCTTCTGCGCCCAGGCGCGCTTCTTGGCGTTCCGGTCATCCTGGCTCTGCACCGCCCAGTTGGCGTCCCTTCCGTAGCCGTAGCGATAGACGGGAGTCCGCGGCCCCTTCCCCTTCGGGGGCAGCCAGTCGCAGATGTGGATCTTCCCGTCGTCGCGCAGCTTGCGCAGGTTGTCGTGGACCGTGACCGGGCTGCACTTCAGATCCTCGGTCAGCTCGCGGTGAGTCATGTCGCCGCGCTCTTCCAGGGCTTCCAGGATCGATGGATAGGTATAGTTTCTCGGGGGCATGGTTAGTCCTTGAGCATCGAATATTTGGTCTTTGGCTTGGTAGCGCTGGCGTTCCTTGCCTCGGCCACCTTGTGCAGATCTGCGTCCAGAAATCGCGAATGCTGGCCCTGGAACGTGAGGAACACTTCGCCCAGCGGTCCCATACGCTGTTTTCGGATCAGGATCTCGGCCATTCCCTTGAACGGGCTGTCTGGCATGTAGTAGTCATCCCGATAGGCCATCAAGATCACGTCGGCGTCCTGCTCAATTGCGCCGGACTCCCGCAGGTCGCTCATCAGTGGGCGCTTGTCGTTGCGCTTTTCGACCTCCCGCGACAACTGGGACAACAGGATGATCGGGCATCCAAGTTCGCGGCCCAGCAGCTTCAGCGAGCGCGTGATTCCGCCAAGTTCCTCGTTGCGGTTGCCGCCCTCACCTTGCATGAGCTGGAGGTAATCGATAACGATCAGATCCAAGCGCCCCTGACGTTGACGCACCTTTCGTGCAGCCAGGCGGATCCGGGACACGTTGGCCAGTCTAGGATCGTCCGCGATAACAAAGCGCTGGCTTTCGAGACGCCCCAGCGCTGCGGTAAGCCGGGTGAAGTCATCCGGGCTCAGCCGACCGGTTCGCAGCTTCTGCGTGTCGATTTCGCCAAAGCGGGCAACGCTTCGCTCAGCCAGTTGAGCCGCGGACATTTCCAGGCTCACCACAAATGCGACCTTTTGCGCGACCGCGACGTTCTCTGCGATGTTCACCGCCAGGGTGGTTTTTCCCATCGACGGGCGGCCGGCAACAATGATCAGGTCCCCAGGGTGCAGGCCGCACGTCTGGCGATCCAGGTCTTCAAAGCCAGTCGCCAGGCCAGACACCGCGCCGCCATGCTCCATCCGAGCTTCCAGAGCTTCCAACACTCCCGGCAGCAATTCGCCGATAGCCTTCGGATCCTGTCCGGCCTCCCTGGTGTCGGCAAGCGCCATCGTCAGGCCTGTCGCCTGCTCAACCAGCGTCGAAGCCTCTCCAGGCTCGTTAGCCAGTTCGGAGATTTGCTGACCCAACGTCGCCAAGTCACGGCGGATACGGTGCTGGCGCACGATCTCGGCATAGCGGCGAATGTTCGCGCTGCTCGGCACGTTTTGGGCAATGGCGTTCAAGTACTCCAGGCCACCAGAAGCCTGAGCATTGCCAGCCGCTTGAAGCGCGTCATGTACGGTCAAGACGTCGGCAGGCATGCCGCGGTCAAGCAGGGTCGACACAGAGTCGAAAATCAGCCGGTGGTCGTGACGGTAGAAATCGTCCACCGACAGGCGACCATCCAGGCGTTCCCAGGCGCCGTTGTCCAGCAGAAGGCCACCAAGGATGGACTGCTCGGCGTCGACGGAACTCGACGGGAGACGAAGGGTTTGCGCAGTCATGCTGCCTCCCTTTGCGCGTGCATGCGCTGGGCTTGTACTCCCTGCGTAGTGAGGGAAAATTGGCCCTCAGCGTTGGCGTACCAGAGGCGGTAGTAGCCCTTCGTGACGTAGTTGAGGAAATGCTTTCGCCAGTCAGCCTGCAGCCTGCGTTCATTCACTCCGCCCTCGGAGTGCTCGGCTTTGAACACGTCCCAGGCCAACTGCACGAACTCCATCGGCAGGTCCACACCGTCCACGTACTTGCGCAACGGCTCGTAGCCGCTGATTGCCGTCTCACCAGCTGCCTTGCAGCGTTCGATGAAGGTTTTCAACGAGCAGCGATCTTTGCGTTCCCGCTTGGGTTTGTCAGCCGAAGGCTCGTCGGACTCATCACCCCCCTGCGAAGGGGGGTTGGGGGGTTCTTTATCCTTTTCCTTTCCCTTCCCTTCCATTCCGTCAATGAGCGATCCGTGAGTGTTCATTGAGCCATCACTGAATTCGATTCCGGGGATAGAAGACTTGGATGGGCGGTTGATGACTTGATGCTTCTTGAAACCCTTGATATGCAAGAACTTTTCATTGTTCACGGAGTATTCAATGAGCATTCCGTGAGTAATCAACTCCTGCACCAACGGTTCGCAATCGATCATGTCTGCAGGCAGCACCTGCATCTTCAGCTTCTTGGCGGAGCGCTGCAGATTTCCGTTGTCATCCGCGAAGTTCCAGCATCCGATAAAAAACAACCGAGCACTCACTGAGCACTCCGTGATTTTTTCGTCCGTCCAGAAGTCCGGCTTAATAGTTCTGATGCGTGCCATATCAATTCCCGGACAGCAGAGCTTTCATCGCTTCTGCCCATTTGTGGACGTGCGGAGCCATTGCGCTTCGGCGCTTCATCTTCGCCAGCTTGCGAGCTTCGGCCATTGCCGTTTCGTAGGCGACCTGCTGAGATTTCGTCATGCTGGCTCCGCGTTTTCGACAGGGCGATCATCGCTGCTAGCGTCTGCAGTCGGATTCAAACCAACCCTGGACACGGCATCTTTCGCCGAAGAAACAACAACTTGTCGCTCGTTTTCGTTGCGGATCAGGTCTGCCGCAATGAGCGCTCCGTCAGCGACTTCCACGCCCTGCAGCTGCAGTTGTTCAACGCACCACACCAGCAGGTCCATCTGCTTGCCATATCGTGTTTCGAACATGGCCTTCCGGGGGTGGACAGCGATAGCCAGGCCGTCGTCTTGGTGGTGACTTCCGCACAGCGGCAGAACCTTCCAGTGGGCGTCCGGCTTCGTGCGACCGTCGATGTGGTGAATCGACACGTAGTCGTTAAAGATCCCGTCCATGCGGCAGGCAACACACCCGATGCGGCTGGCGAGCTGGTCATGGAAGGTCTTTTGAGCGGCAGACACCGAAGCACCCTTCATTCCCTTGGATTTGATGGGCTGGCTTCGACGAGCGATAACGCCACGCGAGCGGAAAGGCGTGCTGCGCTTGAGGGTGGAATTCCAGGTCATGCAATGTCCCTCCCGCCCCGAGACGCACGGTCCGTGCATCCAGGAGGCAACGGGTAGCAGGCCAGCCAAAGGGCCAACACAAGAGCGCAGCCGTAAAAGGTCTGCTTCCCGTAGAACTCATCCAAGTTCATAGGGGAATCGAGCCACGCTCCAATCTGTTGAGCACGAGGGGTGGTGTCATTCCACATCAGAGAGCCTCCCTGCCAATGGACGTTGGCGACCACTGGACGCCCTTCTCATCGCCCACCGAGTGCGCGAAGTTGATGAGTTCGCTCATCTTGCGAACGCCCATCTTGCTAGTGCGACGGCCAAGCATTACGAAGCCGCCACGGATGCCTTCAGCAATGCGGTGTTCCTGATCCAGGCTGGCGGTCAGAATGTCTTTCCAGTCTTCCGGCGACAGCTTTTCCAGCTTGCCGTTGATGGACCAGTCAACCTGCCTGGACAGATCCGTCAGGATCGACCACAGCAAGTCGTTTTGATCGAGGGTCCGGGTGCGCTCCTTGATCTCCACCCGATAGCCGTCAGGAGCATTCGCGCATGCGTGAGCCGCATTGCGGCGTGCCAGCGGGTGGGAGAGGATGAACACCCGGCGTTCCATTACTCGGCCATCCCTTCCAGGCGCTGATTCGTCTCGGCGACATACGTCATGACGTTTTGACCAGCACGCTCGATGCGAACGAGTTCGTCGCGGGTGACGCTGCCATCAGCCAGCGCCTTGTGAATCTCCTGACCGTAGGCGCCGCTGGCGACCATGAAGCCCACCATCTGCTCCAACACCGACATGTCGGATTCGGCACGCTTGCTGTCGGGCGCTTTAATCAGCAAATGCCCGGTCTGATGAGCCCAGGCGCGCAGCATGCGGAAGTCCCCGGTGAGGTCCGCAATACGCTGCGCCTCTTCGTAGGTCAGGTGGTGCGTCTCGTTGTTCGGGTTGACCTTATTGCGCAGCACAGCGGGCGAGATACCCACTCGCGGGCCCAACGACTCACTGCCGCCTGCGTAGTCGTGGACGGTGTGGTAAGCGGCATCTTTAGTGTTCATGGGGACATGACTCCGAACATATTCTTTGGCGCGGCGCACAACTAAGATTCACCGCATGGAACAAAACAAACTTTTCTACGACGCCTGTGCCGACTTGGCTCGGGGCTTGCGGACCTTGAACTTGCCAAGACGCAATGCAGCACCGTTAACCATGTCGGATCGCGGTTGGTCCAGATCCTCGGGCCACTGCGAAATAGCGCTGCGGGTGATGCCCAGTGCTCGCGCCAACGCGGCACCGTTACCGAATAATGAGATGGCTTCTTGTTTAGTCATATCGACTTACTCAACCTTGGTTAGTGCACTTGACTGATTTTATGATGAGTGCACTCAACACGCAAGCGGTTATTCTGCTAAACATGAAAACAACGCTTGCAGAACGTCTGAAATCGGCGATGAACGAAGCCGGGCTATCCCAGGCTGAACTCGCCAGGCGGGTGAACGTCACCCGCAGTGCTATCGCTCACTGGCTATCCGGTGCGACAAGGGAATTGAAGGGAGACCATTTGGTCTCGGTATCGGCTGCGCTCAAGGTCACTCCGACTTGGCTCGCTAAGGGAACCGGCCAGAAGGAAAGCGCTGCTTCCAAGATGGAAGGGGGTGATGTTCTCGTCTGGAACCATCCGGACGAACTGCCAGCCTCTGATAACCGGGTTTGGGTGGACCGCTGGGATTACCGGTTTTGCGCTGGAGATGGTGGCGTGCAGTGGGAGATAAGACAGAAGAATGCCTTACCGTTCGGTGGCGATTTCTTCGATGCTATTGGGTCAAAGCCGAACGACTGCAAGCTGGTAATGGTTCGGGGCGACTCCATGGAGCCTTTCCTGTTCAATCGCGATATGGCAATGGTCGACACAGCCAGGACACGAATTCGTGACGGCGAGGTCTACGCTATGCTGTTTGAGCAGGAGCCAATCGTTAAGCAGGTTTTCAAGCAGCCGCGGGGGCTAACCCTGCACTCTTATAATTCCAAGTACCCGGATCGCAACGTGGCAGAGGAAGACATGGACCGAATTCAGATTGTCGGCGAAGTGGTCTACCGATCCGGTTCAGGCTTCCGTTTCTGAGGTATCTATGTTGATAGTGATCGCGGGTTGGATCTTGTTCGCTGGCGTGGTGGCAACCCTAGCATCTAGTCGAGGACGATCAGCTGCCGGATGGTTTCTGCTTGCGCTCGTCATTAGCCCGCTCATTGCGGGCCTTTTCCTGTTGGCTAGCCGGAACCTTAGTTCCAAGGTAACAGCCCCGTCACCCGCTACTCACGTAAAGTGCCCGGATTGCGCGGAATTGGTTCTCAAGGAGGCTAAGGTGTGCCGGCACTGTGGGTGCCGACTGGTGCCCCAAATCGAAGCAGTATCGGACAAGGGCGGGGCGTGGAGTCACCTGACGGAATCAGGTCTCTATACCGTGCTGGGCGCCGTCGCGTTCCTGATTCTTGTGGTTTATTGGTCGCGCTAAACGAAGCCGATCAGCGCTTAAGTGCTGACCTAAGTTCTTCGCGCACAACCTGGCGCACCGCCTCAATGCTGAGGCTGTCATCGCCTGCCAAAGTCGCCTGTAGCCTGGCGACAATCTCGGCGTTCGCCGAGCGCCCATTTCGCGCCGCAATCTCGTTGATTTGGTCGCGCATTCCGGGCGGCAGGCGAAGCGAAACCTGATCCCATTCTCTTGCTGGTGTTGCTCGTGGTCTTCCCATGCGCGGCAGAGTACTCGCGCATGCTGGAATTAAATACCACCACAGTCATGTGATCCCCGCCTTGTTCAGCCGATAATGTCGATTGTCGCGGTGATGTAATGAATTGGCGGCACAGACAGCCGCCATCACGGATAGAGGGGTTTTCTATGCAAGACACTGTCACCATAGGGCGGGAGGCATACGAAGCTGGGATAAGCGATCTCAGGCAGCTGGAAGCTTTGCTGGTATCTGCCAGCGGGCTTGGTTTTGACCACTTCATGTCGATGAGTCCGGAACTTCAAGACCGGCTCATCATGCTTGCCCTGCGGCTTGTCCGCGACTCTGCGGTCAGTCTGACTCCACGTTAGTCCGCCGCGATCAAATCGGCCCGCCACTGTGCGGGCCTTTTTTGTGCCCGCTTCAAACGCACTCAACTTTTTTAGCTTAGACCACTTGACATTCACTCAACGCCAGCCGTATAGTTCACTCAACACGCAGCAACCGCACCGCTTAGGCCAAAGGTCAGCACCGCGAAGCTGCTGGAGTACCAGGCGGTGGCCCCGCCGAGAGACAAAGCCCGTTAGCCCGAATGACGCCATCAAGGGTCGCGTAAGAAGGGAAAGCCTAGCCAGGGCTGCAACCTGGTGGACCGGATCGCCACGACGAGTACCCCTTGGGAGACGTGGACGCTGCGAGCAAGGGAAGAGGATATGGCCTCGAAGGAGGCCACATTCACCAGCCCGTTCTATGAGCGAGCTGACGAATGGAATAGGAGCGTCGATGAAGATCATCCCTACACGATCTGGTCACGAGATTCTCGTTTCAGACGAGGATTTCGACTACCTAAGTCAGTTCAGTTGGAGCGTGACCCCGCCGCCGTCTACGAACCCGCGCTCGTTCTACGCACGGGCCAAGCTTCGTGACGGGAAAGGAGGAAGCCGAGCCGTTTTGATGCACCGGCTGATTCTTGCCGACAAAAGTCGGCGCCCAATCGACCACATCGATCACAACGGGCTGAACAACCAGCGAGAGAACTTGCGCATCTGCACGGTTCAGCAGAACAACATGGCCGCAAGAAGGCGTGACCGGGATCTGCCTAAGGGCGTCTCCTTCTGCCGCAGGACCGGCAAGTACATAGCGGTCATCCAGGTCAAGTATCGAAAGATCTATCTGGGCCTGCATGCCACTCAAAGCGAAGCAGCTCACGCCTACAACAAAGCGGCGGTAGCACACTTCGGCCATTTCGCGGTTTTGAACCCGATCTAGGCTGACGAATGAACAAGGAGAGAGATATGCCTGAACTTGACGCGGGCTACGACTTTACCGGACTGACGCAAGCACAGGAATGGCTGATCTGCTTGCAAGGTTGGCGTGTCGGCTCGAAGTACCCGGACGGTTCGCCGTGGCCGCAGCCCAGCAAGCGAACGGTGAAGAAGTTGATTGAGCGTGGCTTGGTCGTTGAACGAAAAGTTGACGTGCCAGTACGCGGCGGATTTGTGATGGTCAGCGAGTACGACGTGCCTCTGGCTGTCCACCTTGCCTACTGCATGAGTCAGTAATTTCTGCGCCGTGACAGGACGCAGACACGTGAACAAGGAGAAATGAACATGCATATCAAGAAGAAGATCAGCCAAAACCGCCGTGACTTTTACGCCACCTATGCATGTGGCCATTGCGGCCATGAAGAAAAGGGAAGCGGCTATGACGATGCTTATTTTCATAACCACGTCATCCCAGCTATGAAGTGTCAAAAATGCGGCAAGACCGAGCAGCAATCCAGTACCGCTGACGTTCCCGCTCACGCTGTTCTGTGACCGGTCTCCCCGCTTCTTTCAGGATTCATACCGATTAACAAGGAGAACGAGCATGGGTTGTGACATCCACCTGTACAAGGAAAAGCTGGTTGCCGGGAAGTGGGTAACTGCGGATGAGTGGGTGCCATTTGATTATGGCGAAGGCGAAAGCGGTTTTGAGGTTCCTTGGAAGACGCGCTTCCGTGAACGCAATTACCAGCTGTTCGGCATTCTCGCCAAGGGGGTGCGCTCCGAGCATCCGTTTTCATTCGAACCTCGAGGCGTTCCATACAACGCCTGCGCAGAGTACCAGCAAGAACAGGAAAGATGGGACGGCGATGGCCACAGCCACAGCTATCTATATCTCCACGAACTCAAGGCCTTATTGATTGACCTTGAATCCCTGGCTGTCCGAATCAGTGGGATGAAAGACCGAGATTCATTGGCCGCGCTGCAGAAGTCGATCGACGGCGGAACTCCTAACTGGGAGTTGATTTTCCCCTACTGCAAATGGGGAAGCGGAGAGAACTTAGTTGAATTCTCTATGGATGTTCCGGCTTCCTTTTATGTAGGCGATTCAGTCAAGAAGATCATCGATGGATTCGATGGGGTCGACGGTGAAAACCATCGCATCGTCTTCTTCTTTGACAACTGATTTGATCCTTGAATCTCCCTGGCGCCGTGAAACAGTTCGGCCGTCCGCTGCACGAAACGCAGCGCTATCAATCAAGGGACAGCCGGATGCGGCGTATCCGGGCGGCGCGCAGAGGTGCCGTGCAATGCAAACGAGGCTTGGACGCTTGATCCGACCCGCGACGGCGGGGATATACAGCGTCTTCAAGTTCATTGCTTCGCTGGTTCGAATCCAGCGCCCTTGATTGATGGCAGCAGTACCGTGCTAGCCGGTCCGGGCCAAACCTGGCTGCCATCACCCACCCGGCTGGGTCAAGTCCGGCTGCCGAAAGCGGATGCTGCGCAAGACGACCACTTCGAGTGGAACCGGGGCGCAGTGCAGCGAGTAGCGTCCGCCCTGGCGACGTTAAAGGCCAGGACTTCCACTCAACTGCGGACCACGCTAGGCAGCAAACCCTAGCTACCCGCGACTCGCTGGCAGACGAGTGATAAAGACTTTGCCTCCGCGCCTATGAAGGAGGGCTTGGCAAGCTGCGGATAGGCCACGAGTCGGTCAGTCGCCAACTGACGCCGGAAACATAACCGGCACTTCCAACAGACGGCACTGCAGCAGCGTCTTAGCCACGTTGCATATCTCACTTATCAATGCGTGCAGTGCGTAGATACGAAATACCGAACCCTACATCGGGACCGAGGCTTTACATCGGGGTGTAGTGCTGTCTGTTGGGAGTGAATGCGCAAGCTGATGCGCGGCCAGTATTTCCGAAAAATCCGAATGTCGGCTAACGGCGCTAGGCAAGTAGGTCTGCTGTCATTTCTATGCCGGATTTCAGCACCGGCCACTCCCTCTACTTCAATCCGCAAGGAGCAACCATGGAAATCACGACTACCCAAGCAGTCGCCGCGATGCAGAAGTACGGCGGCAATGGAATCCAGAAGATCGCCGCATGCTGGCTTGCTCTGGATGCGGAGAAGCGCCGGCGTCTGGAAGATGCGTTCTCACCCGAGTTCAAGCACTACCGCGCTATGTACGCGGAAGACGTGAAGGCGGCGGCATGAGCAAGATCAATCTTCCTGAGTTGCCTAACTCGCCTGGGAGCATTTATTTCGAAGGCGAAGGCCTTGAGCCTGGCGAACTCGTTGACATGTACAGCGGCATCCAAATGCGCGCCTACGCCGAGCAGGCTGTACGCCAAGCGCTGGCGGCTCAGAATCCGGTGGCGTGGCGTTACTGGAACGAGAAATCAAAGTCTTGGAACGTGACCACATCGGCTGTCGTCGCAGACGCGATGCGGGAATTCGGGCGCATCGTTGAATCCTTGTGCGCCCCGCCTCAGGCCAGCGCTGACAAGGACCCACCATGCTCTCTAACCTCCGATTCTGGGCACCCTACTTAATAGTTCTATTCACCGCCCTAGGTCTTCTCGTGGGGTGGTAGGAGACTGACATGGGAACACGTTTCGCCTTCGACCCGCCCCAGCACATCTACGACGAGAAGTACGCAGAAGTCGCCCGGGCAATCGAGGCGGATCTGTTTACCCATCGCTGGGCAGTCATAGAAGCATTTGAGCAGGAATTTCCGAACGAGGACGCGCAGATGCTGGCTTTCATCGCTGGCGATGCAGACAAGCCCGAGAAGATCCTTGAACTGGCGGCGTCCGGCATCCTCGGCGTCGCCTGCCGCGACCAATTAACGCTGGCGATAGGCCACGTTGCCGACTACCAAACAAAGCAATTCGTTCGCGGCTTCTGGCCGGAATGGGAGAAGATATGACGACGAAACACACGCCCGGCCCCTGGTGTACCGGAGAACCCTTCGAAACCTTCCCCGGCGCTGGGCTGCGCTTTCACATTTCGCAGGCAGAAGGTGCGCCGTATACGCCGCACTACTCGGATGTTGCGCAGTTCGTCGCCGAGACCATTTCCAGCGAAAAGCTGGCGATCCAGCAAGCCAACGCCCGCCTGATCGCCGCCGCGCCCGCGATGTATGCATTCATCGAACAGCGGGCCGCACAAGGCGACGAAGAAGCGATTCAGATTCTGGGAGGCATCCATGCCAACGCCTAAGGGCACCGTCCCGTGGAATGCCGGGACCAGCAAAGGCTGGACCGACAAGCGAGGCTATCGCTGGATATACGTCGTCGAGAACGGCCGGCGCCGGGCAAAGCGGGAACACCGCCATGTCATGGAGCAACACCTCGGCCGAAAGCTGGCGAACGAAGAGCTTGTCCACCACGTCAACGGCGACAAGTCCGACAACCGGCTGGAGAACCTCGAATTAAGCGAATGGGGTACTCACACCGCCGAGCACCACCACGGGTCTCGCCATTCGGAATACGCGAAACAAACGCAATCCGTGCTGGCTGGGTATCGCGAGGATGTTCGGCGTCTCGAAGCTCTGAATGCTGATCTGCTGGAGGCGTTGGAACAGCTGAACGCGGCATACGACCGACTCAAGCCGCCCGGCTATCCGAAGACGGACGGCCAAAAGCTGGCGGACGCAGCCATCGCCAAAGCCCGAGGTGAGACATGAAACGCCTGCTGACCTTCCTCAAAATCCACGGCCTCACGATCTTCTTCGGGGCCGTTTTTATTACTGCTACCTGCGTTATCCGGCCGACGCTCGACAAGTACGAGCAGGATCGCTGGGCGAAGGATGGCGGCACCAAGTATGCCGCAAAGGAATAGAAATGAACGAAGTCATTGAAGCCCCAGGCCGTCACGTGTCCACCCCTCAATCTGGACCCGCCGCGAACTCCCCTATGGGAATGATGCTGGCGGCGCTTAATCAGGGCGCCCAGCTCGAGCAAATCGAAAAGATGATGGATCTGCAAGACCGCTGGCAGAAGGGGGAAGCCAAGAAGGCCTATGACACTGCGTTCGCCGCGTTCAAGGCCGAGGCCGTCAAGATCGTCAAAGGCCGCAAGGTGACGGACGGCCCGCTGAAAAACAAGAGCTACGCCGAGCTTCACGATGTCGTGAATGCCGTGACCCCGGCCCTTTCCAAGCATGGTCTGTCATCGTCCTGGAAGCTGACCCGGGACGAAAAGGACTGGATGGAGGTTACCTGCTACCTGCGCCATGTCGGAGGCCATGAGGAAAGCGTGTCCATGGGCGGCCCACCCGATGCGGGAGGCGCGAAGAACGCCATTCAGGCCCGTGCCAGCACCAAGACCTATTTGGAGCGCTACACCCTCAAGGCTATTACCGGACTGTCAGAGCAGGACGACGACACGGACGGGAACGCCGAGCGTGACGAAGAGTTGCGCGACGAGTGGATCAGCAAGATGGCGCAGGCCGAAACTCTGGAAGCGTCCGTAGCCGTCTGGGAACTGGGCTGTGAAGCGATCCAGAAGACCAACAACCTCGCCGCCTTCGCCGCCTTCAAGAAGGCCTACGCGGACAAGCGGGCCATGCTCAAACAGGGTGAATGATGAACCTGATAACGCACACCGACGAGCAAGGCTCTCCTGAGTGGCTGGAAGCGCGGCGCGGCGTCATCACCGGCAGCCGGTTCAAGGATTGCCGGGACAAGCTGAAAAGCGGCGCTCCTTCAAAGAAGTGTCTGGACTACGCGATGGACGTGGCCCGAGAGCGTTTGGGAGGAAGCGCAGCGGACAAGCTCGCCACTGCAGCCATGCGCATGGGCACCGAGCAAGAGCCGTACGCACGGGCAGCCTACGAGGCCAAAACCAAGTTCTTCGTTGACGAGGCCGGTTTCATTACCACCGAAGACCGCCTGTTCGGGGTCAGCGTAGACGGCCTGGTGGGCGACGACGGCATCATCGAAATCAAGACGATGGTGTCTTCGTCCACCCTCTTTACCGCCGTCGTGGACGGTGACATCAGCGAATACATCGACCAGTGCAACGGCGCGATGTGGCTGCTGGGCCGCCAGTGGGTTGACCTTGTGCTGTGGGCACCCGACCTGGAGCCGATTGGCCGACACCTGACCATCCGCCGCATCGAGCGCGACGACGACGCCATCGAATCACTGGAAACCGACCTGATCGACTTCGAGCAAATGGTCAGCAAATACGAAACCCTGCTTAAAAAGGAAGCTGCGTAATGCCCTCACTCTTTGGACTGGCCAAGATTGGCCGCGATGTCACCGTCCGCCACACTGCTAACGGCGAACCCGTCGCCAACGTCCCTCTGGCCTTCAACTACGGAAAGAAAGGCGCAGACGGACGCAAGCCGACGCAATGGGTAGACGCCACACTGTGGGGTGCCAGGGCCGAATCCACGGCCCCTTATCTGCTCAAGGGAACGTCTGTCAGCGTCACTGTCGATGACATTCACATCGAAACCTACAAGGCCAATGACGGAACGACCAGCACGAAGCTTGTAGGCCGGATCAGCACGATGGAGTTTGCTGGATCTCCGAAACAGGCGCAGGCAGAACCTGCCGCGGCTCCCGCTCCGCAGCCTAAGCCTGCTCCCGCCGCAGCATCCCTGGCAGACATGGCGGACGACGTGCCCTTCTAGTTCCCAGGCAGTCCCCCAGTACCAACCCTATGGAGAACCCCGCAGTCACTGGCGGGTCTGCCCCTTCTATTGCCCGGAGGTCCGCTATGGACAGCAGAGACGCACCTGAACTTGATGATGATTTTGTCGAAAGCTACATCATGGCCTGGGGCCTCCCGGGCGTTGTCATTGGCCTGGTGGCGGTGAACGCCGCGATCTTCTTCCTGTGGCGCTACGCCCTGTCCTTCTTCTACCCCGGAGCCTGAGAATGTCTGAAAAGAACGAATGGAAGCCTATCGACTTGGCGCCGCAAACGGGCCGCACCCTGCTGCTCGGGTATGCCAATTCGCGGGGCAACTGGCGCACGGTTCGCGGCCAGTGGATGTCCCTCGAGTACATCGAAGAATTCTGTGAAGATCCGGACGATGTCGAGGCGGGATGGTTCGAGACCTCCGCCGAGGCCGACGAAGGCCAGAACTGCTGGCCGATCAATCCCACGCACTGGATGGATCTGCCCGCCGCCCCTGGTTCCGCCCCTTCAGCGCCTGGGGATGCGCAGGACGAGCTGACACTGGCGCAGAAGTACGAGGACGCCTGCATCTTCGCCAATGCCAATGCACGGGATGCGGCGCGGTATCGGTGGCTGCGCGACCCGCAAACCGATGTGGCCTTGGTGCTTGATAAACGCACGGGCTACGTGCCAGAAGATGAGAGGGTTCGTGGCGTTGGTGGTTATTACACCTATGAGTACCGCGCTGGCGAAGAACTCGACGCCGCTATAGATGCAGCCCTCGCCGCCCAGGTCCCGCAGCAGGGAGAGGCGTGATGGACTGGGCCAGCGAATGGGAAGCGCTGATCGAGCGCCGACGCCGCCATAACTCGAGCGGCCAGGATGGCAGCGACTTCGAGCAGTGGAAGCAATCACGCGGCATCAAGACTGTGCCGCAGCAACTGGAGCTATTCCAATGACCCAGAACAACGCCGCCCAGGCGGCAGAGCAAGAAGCCCGGTTCAGCGATGACCAGTTGATGGCTATCGCCACCGCAGCATGGCAAGTGCATTCCAAGGAATCGTATTCACCGGACGGCCTGTTAATGGCGTGCGTAGCGGTGCAGGCCGCCCTGCTGTCCAAGCTGCGCGCCCCTGTAGCCGGGGAGCGGGATAGCGGCGCTGTCAGTCAATTCCTGACCGACGTTATGACGGCGGCCGGTCTCGTGGAGCACGGGAAACGATGCAAGGCGTTGGCGGAGCGGCTTGGGAAAGCGTGCATGGACCTTCGCCTTTCCACCGCCCTGGCAAGCGCCCCTGTAGCCGGGGAGGCGCTGGGCTGGCGGGTGCGGGAGCGGCGTGGCCGCGATGGTGAGTTGCTGGATTGCTTCGTTGAAGCACCAGCCGCGCCGGGAATGGCCTACGCGCAGGAAGTCCTTGGCGACGACTACGCCGAGGCGCAGGGAGGAATCGAAGGCAAGCTGAAGCATTGCCAGATGATCGTCGCCTGGGCCAATGCCGCGCCCCAGGCCAGCGAGGCGCAATGCTCCTGCCCGAGTGGCAACGGCTCCCTGCGTCATCCGTGCGCGGTGCATGGTGGGTTCAAAGAGCAGCCCAGCGGCCCAGGTCAGACCCTGTTTACCTATTCGTCGCAGCCCTGCAGGAACGAAATCGCTTGGAGGTTTGGTGAAGCATGCAGCAAAGCCGCGCATGCTCCCGCTGGAGATTACATAGATCGGGGGTTGGTGCTGCTGAAAGAGCTTCAGGCGAAGGGCTACGGTATCGCCGCCCTGTCCGCGCAACCGGGAGCGCAGAGAACGGGAGGCAGCGATGCAGGTTGATCTGAAGAAAGTGGAGTTGAGGGCGCTCTGGCACGTTCTGAACGATCACAAGTACATGCTGAAGGCGGTCATGACCGATTCGGAGCTATCGGATGAGGTCAAGCAAGCCGAAGCCGCCAAGCATAAGGCCGCCCAGGCTGTGCTGCGCAAGCTGTACGCCGCTCAAAAGGCTCAGCGGGTCCGGCGACCACGCGCAGTGAAGAGGCCGCCCCACCCCAAGCAGCACAACGACGGAGGCGCGGTGTATGAATAATGAGTCATTCACGGCACCAATGCGTCATAAATGAGGCAACCATGACTAACGAGGAACTGGCGCTGATCGCCGAGCGCCCGACATGCTGCAAGCCCTTCGGCGAGTCTGTCAGCCTGTCTCGCGCCGAGAGAGACCAGCTTGTGGCGCTGGCGAGGGATGGGATGCGGTATCGGTGGTTGCGGACGGCCCTTTTCCAGCAGTGGTTCGAAGTTGGAGAGGCCGAGATTGGTATGCGGGTGCACGGAGCATGTCCGCACGTATCCGAGATAGATGCAGCCATAGACGCAGCCATGGCGAAGGACCCCAGCCTGTGACTGACGCAATCCAGCGCCTGCTGGAAGTAACCCGCAAGTATTGGATACAGCCCGCCTAGCGCGGGCTTCGTTTTGGAGGCGATATGGATACGTTTTTGAGCGCTGAAGAGATGGCCGAATTGACGGGCATCAAGACCGGTAAGCGCATCAAGGGCAAGACCGTTCACCGCGAGCAGTTGCAGGCCGAATGCCTGCGCATCATGGGCATCCCCTTCTACCTTAACGCCCGCGGGCGCCCGGTAGTGGTCCGAGCCAATATCATGGGCAGACCCAGCGCAGAGCAACCGAAGCCTGCTTGGCAGCCCCGAGTTTTGAGAGCAGCCTGATATGGGCCGAAAACCTTACAAGAACACGAACCTGCCGCCCCGGATGCGTGCCCGCAAGCAAAAGAGCGGGACGGTGTACTACTACTACGACATGGGCGGACGCCCTCGCGTGGAAGTGCCACTGGGGCCGGACTTGGTGGAAGCCGTCCGCAAGTGGGCAGACTTGGAGCGCGATAACGCGCCCTCATCTGCCCCGGTGGCCACCTTCCGATATGCGGCAGAGCGCTATATCCGGGATGTGCTGGTGACCAAAGCGCCCAGGACCCAGGCGGACAACCTGAAGGAATTCGCGGTCCTGTACAAGTTCTTCGACGATCCGCCCGCGCCGCTGGATGCCATCAAGCCCCAGCTCATCAAACAGTACATGGCATGGCGCAGTGACCTGGCCCGGCAGTGGTACATCGAGAACAAGCGTGAGGTGCCGCCGAATCCGGGGCACGTCCGGGCCAACCGCGAAATCGCGCTGTTCAGCCACGTGTTCAACTTCGCCCGGGAAGTCGGGATTACGGATGCACCGAACCCCTGCGCCGGTGTCCGCAAGAACCGGGAGACTGGCCGGGACGTGTACGTGGAGGACGACGTGTTCAAGCGCGTATGGGCCAAGGCAGACGGGCCTACCCGGGACGCTATGGACCTGGCGTATCTGACCGGCCAGCGCCCAGCCGACACGCTGAAGTTCGACGAGCGGGATATCCGCGACGGGATGCTCCACCTGGGACAGAACAAGACCGGGAAGAAGCTACGAATCAGCGTGGAAGGAGAGTTGGCAAAGGTGATCGCCCGGATCCGCGCCCGCAAGGCCGGATACAAGGTGACGTCGACCGCGTTGGTTGTGAACGAGTCCGGGCAGCGTCTAGGGTATGACGCGCTACGCCAGAGGTTCTATGCAGCGCGGGAAGATGCTGGCGTGCCGAAGGAAGGTTTCCAGTTCCGAGACCTCCGGGCAAAGGCAGGCACCGACACGGCTGAGTCGTCCGGCGATATCCGTCAGGCACAGCGTCAACTGGGGCACAAGTCCATCCAGATGACCGAGCATTACGTCAGGGAACGCAAGGGCGATAAGGTGGGCCCGACCCGCTAAAACCCGCTCCGCAACCGGAAGGCAGCACAAGCAAACATGCGGCTTCTAGCTGCGCACTTGATGACCAGTTGCGGAGCGGAATTAGTACCTACCACATTGATTTACTTGACCTTTGGCATGGAATCATAATCCGCAGGTCCCCTGTTCGAATCAGGGATGCGCCACCAAAGAATTTAAAAGGCCCGCACATTGTGCGGGCCTTTTTCGTTGGCGGGGATGGAGCGAAGGACGCGGGGTTCACTCATGCTCGACGAGCCCGAATCAATCGTGAAACAAGAAAATGGCCCGCACACCGTGCGGGCCATTTTCATTCGGACAATACAGGCCTTAGCCCATCAAGTCCGATACACCGTATCGCGCCGGCGGCCGCCCCACGTCGCCGCCAGGCTTGCCACGAACGCGCCGATCAGCATCGACGCAAAGCCCCACAACGCGAATGCCGCAGCGGCCTTGCGCGCCGCGTCGGCGGCTTCCTTGGCCTTTACCTTGGCTTCTTCTGCGGTCTTCTTGGCGTTCTGGATCGCCTCGTCGACGCGGCGTTGCGCCACGGCTGGCTCAACGCCGGCCTGCGCGGCCACAACCTTCACCACGTAATCGCGATCAGCGGGCGTCATCTCGCCACGGGTGATGCTCATGGCAACGATGCGGCCCACTTCGGCACGTGCCGCTTCCGGGTCAGTGTTGGCCTCGGGGCGATCCGAGCGCATCAGGGTGTCGGTGAGATAGTCGGTGGCGCGTTCCATGCCACCGTTGCTGCCTGCACCCGCCGCGCCGGCCGTGGCGGCCGCAGTTGCCGCGGT